CGAAATTGAACTTGGGATTAAAGGAGATGTCGGACTCCTCCCCCCCCTTATCGAGTGCGGTCATCTTCGTTCCGCCATAAGGGGTTGTTTTCCCTCAGAATTAGCACCTCTGCAGGAGCTGAGTTTTAAGACGGCGCAGAAGGCTGAGAAGTCATGCTGCAAAGTCTGCAAGCCTATTTTTAGGAAGCGACTTAGCGATTGGAAAGAAGCGTTGAAACAGCCTGTTTCAATTGACAACGAGCACCTGGGGCGGTTTACTACCGCCCTCCGGATGAACGTTCCTACAGGCTGGAACAACATCCCCGGACCATACATCCCCAATGGTTCGGCTACTTTACAGCATTCGGTGGGTGAAGGAGGTAACTGGAATGAGGAGGAGTTCTCGTCTCGGTGCCGAGCGGCCTTGGTTTTCTCTTCGGGGAAGCCCCGCGTAGTAACCTGCTACTCATCGTACAACACGGAGGTTTTGACACCTTTACATGAGTCGCTGTACAAGAAGTTAGGTAAGCTAGGGTGGCTACTGGTTGGTGACCCAACGATAGACCGAGTAGCTGGCTTGAATGGAAATGGCGATTTTTTAAGTTTTGATTACGTGGGGGCCACAGACTCTATCAAGTCTGCCTACGTCCGAGCCGCCATCGAAGTTCTCGTCGACAAAGGGGAGGGTCTCTCAGAAGATGAGGTGAGGTGCTTACGTGTTCTCGGTGACCTTAGGGTTTACATCCCTGAGGGCGAGGAAGACGAGCCGATGAACTATTACGAATGTTTCAATCGGGGCCAGCCCATGGGGAGTTCGATGAGCTTCCCGCTGTTATGCCTGATTAACAAGACTGTAGTTGACCTTGCCTTGTTGGACCTCCTTGAGTCAAGAAAAATAAATTTTGAAGAGTGGGTCAAACACCGCTGTCTCATCAACGGCGATGATCTCCTAACGAGGGAACCCGGAGCGAAGACTGATCTCAAAGGTGCCATCACTTACCATGGTGCCTGTGTTGGATTAGTTGTCAATGAAGAGAAGAGTATGAAATCTGCCGATCTGGCGGAGATAAACTCCACGCTTTTCTCCGCGAAGGGTGGTAAGAAGGAGATGAAGACAAATGCGAACGCTTTGTATATGAAAGCCGATGTCTGTGATGTCCTGGGTCTTGCCCGGGACGCCACCGTGACAGAAGCTGGATTCAAAAAGGTTGTAAGGGCCAATGCACGACTCCTGGCTCGCCAGGAGGACAAGCTCCTCTGGAAGCTCCCGTACCCCCTCCAGCGCTTGTGCCGGAAGGATCGCAAGATCCGGAAGGCGCTGTTCATGCAACCTGTCGAGAAGCGTCCCCATATCGCCAACATCTTCCCTGTAGTCAGCCGTCCCGACGGTTATGACTTGTCGCACAGGGAGGAAGTTGTGATTCTCAGGGATCGGGTGAAAGAGATACGCAATGACGGGAAGGAACTTGCGATCGCAAAGTCAGCTACGGAGAGGACGTTCCGGACGTCCGTTGTTCATGTTGACCGTAGCTGGCGTTCCCTGTTGAAGAAAAAGAAGCCCGGCGGCAAAACGGTTCTTGCCGTACTTGACCGGGCCTATAAGACAAAGGAAAAGAACCG